CTTACAACGTAGTTTACACATATCTGCGAAGGCATCAAGGCTACCGGACCAATACCATTTGGTCATAGTTGATTGTGGTAGCACCATCCTTGCTTGCTCGGGGGCCACGCCATCATCTAGCAGGTCCATATACTTAATGAAGCAAAGTCTGTTTATATCGGTATCCGAGGCGATAACATCAACCTCTTTATCTGAACTACCCTGCTTCTTATCTGCACTCCGACCACGCCAAACATCGGGGACATAGAACTCAGGCTCATCATCAACATAGCGACGGCTGATCTCATTCCAACGTAGGAACTTGTGCTTAACTAACTGCCTTGCTACAAAGATAGGAGCTTTAACATGGAATGATGCAAAACAGTGCCCAAAGGGTGACATATGCTTGTGCTTTGCAAGGTACTTGATTAACTTGGAGTCCGCCTCCAGTAGCCCATGACCAGTTTCAGGAAACTCCCAGCCACTACGTTTACCAAAGGATACCCGTGCAGCATTAACTACACTAAGGTCAGACCCCATGTGGTCAATGTATGTTGCCTTGATTTGGGGTTTCATTTGTGGAGCATCCTCTTTGAAAGCATTAATATCGTCTTGGGTAATCACTTGTGTTCCTCCAAGATAACCCCGCAGAGAATCTCAACAGCGTCCTCTGTCTTTTGGTACTCAATGGCAAGGCTGTTGTGCACCCCAATAAGTTCAGCCTGCTTGTCGTGGAGTTTCTTTAGCCACACTACGACCAAGAGCAGTGCAAGTATATTTATTACAAGAATTATGTCAGTCATAGTAGTCGCTCCAGATTGTTGGTGGCCACGGCAGGACTCGAACCTGCAACCCCCTGATTAGAAGTCAGGTGCTCTATCCAGTTGAGCTACGTAGCCTTTGTTAAGTTAATACCCGAAGGGGTCATCCCAGATAACCCTGCCCCCCGAGACCTCCGCCCCCAAGCCAACGACCTGGGGGTAATCTACTTTAAGGGCTTCTACCATGAGGGCAAGGACTTCCTCAAGGTCAGCCATCTCCTCTAGGTGAAAGTGGTGGGACTCGTTACTGCCCTTGACGAGAATGTCAATGCTCATCATCTTAGAACTTCTCCTCTGGGACGTATTGAACCAGCTTGGTTACGCAGACCGCCTCAAGTGTGGTAATTTTACCATCCCACACATCGAACTTAACCTCTGCCTCTGTGCCGTTACCGATGAGACCGTCAGTCTCCCAGTCCCATGCCTCATAACCATTGTCGGTTTTCTTGAGAACCTTGGGCGGGCCCATCACCACACCTGGGTTACCATTCTCATCACGGAACTTCGGATTGAAGTGGCCTCGCTTTGCCTTGTAGAACATGTCGCCATCAGCGTTTTTCTTAAACAACTGCGCTTGCAGACCCTTGTTGGGAATACCATCCTTGATCATCTTCTCTTTGGTGTCCTCATCAATGATGCAATCCGCCGTGTAGAAGCCCTGAACACTGTCAATCTTCTCAGCTACATCACTGCCATCCTTGGGACCCATGTCGCGGTTAGACTCCATCAGACGTGCCCAGTTCAAGGTGCACTTCACGAAAACTTTCTTACCCATTAGTATCTCCTTAGTTAATGGATTTCTGCATAGTTGGAACCGTATTGAATGTCAATACCTAATTCCACATTCAGATTCAACTTCTTGTTAGCGGCTACCATAGCAGCCTTTAGCTTGTCTGTGTTATCACTCTCCTTACCGGACTCAACAACACAGATCACCTCATCGTGGAATTGCCCAACAACCTTGACACCCTTAGCCCTTGCAAACGCTAGCCATGTGTCAAAGCAGAACACCCCCGTTGACTGGTTAATAGTTGACCACCTGTCCTTCTCAGACCGTAGGTTATACCAGAACTTTGACACTGGGTTCTTGATCCATGTCACGTCCCCTATCGTTCTTGTTTCTTGTTCTTCTGCAACCTCCTTGATTGCCCAGTTGCGTTCCCAGTATGCGTCGATAAGAACCTTGGCTTGCTTAACGCTTAGGCCAGTGCTCCTAGCCAATGCCATCGCCCCAACCCCGTATACACAGGAATAGTTTGCTGCCTTGTAAGCCTTCCTCACTGACTTTATCTGAGCAATAAGGTCGTCTTGTTCATCCCTCGGGAGACCCTTCATCTGGTCTAACGTCAGGCCAGTATTTAATTTCGCCATCTTTTCTAAGTCTCCATGCTTCCCCAATACACTTAGCTGGACCAAGAAAGCTCTCAAGGTAATCAAACAACTCATCTAGTTCTGTTTTTGGTACCATTGAAAAAAATCATACTCCTCTTGAGTCAGCGCCCCCGCATGAACTGAGAGGGAGATGTGTGGATCGAACCCTTCCTTTGACATCTCTGCCACATAGTCAGGGTCCTTAGGCTGCATGTAGTGCCTCTTGGTAGTATCCTCTAGGGACACCATGTCAGAGCCACACAGGACGTGTCCCTCGGGAGCAATCAAGCACCCTCTAATGTCTGCCCCATACTCCCTGTCCACACCTGGCAGGTTAACCAGAGGGTTCCTATGCCTGAACCTCATCGTGTTCGTTAGTCCAGATGCACCCGCTACAAGGTAGCCATCAACATGATAGTCCAAGAACCCCTTGACGATCCCCAGCCTGTGACTGATCACGGTGAGCCCATCTAGCAGGGCTACAGCAGGGTCTCTCTGGATCAGGTCTTTGACACTCTCACAGAGTTCATCACCGTCCCTGACCTGCTCTACGGACTTGTCTTGACCTTTTACATTAGTAGTAACCTTGAACGTCTTTGGTTGCCACCCAAGGGACCGTAGCCAGTCTTTCACCTGCGGAACAGAGTTAGGGTTACCATCCTCATAACCAGTGATAACCGTTACAGGTTGCTCGGTGGTCAGTGGTAGCCCAGCCTCGGAGAGTGTATCTAGCCAGTTAGCCCCCGCTACAGATAACTCCCCGTCCTTCTTATACATCACCGTAGGCTTGTTCACAACCTTTGTCAGTGGCTTCTTCGGCATAGCCTTGGATAGTGCAGACTCCTTTTCCTCCTTCAAACTAGAGAGGGTGTTGAACAGTCCAGTTGCTTTGTCCACATCTAACCGCCACCCGTATTTCTCCTGATCACGCAAGCACTCCATCTTGAAGTTCAGGTATTTGATTAGGCGGTCTTTGTCCTCGTCAGCTTGGAAGTACAATCTGGACAACTTCTTATCCAGGTCACGCCAGAGTTTAGAGTTGATCTTTACATCTTCCTCACAGCGTTCTTTGTATTCCTCTGCGCTAAGGTTCTCCCAGTCTGTAATCACAGGCTTGGGAATTTTGTAAATGTCCCCGTAGAAGGCGAGCCCGTGCTTAGGCATATTGAAGTTCAGATACCATGATAGTGGAAGTGTGTCTACTACCTCGGCTTTGATCTTCACCCCTAGCAATCGCTCTAAGACAGGGATGTCATAGGTTATGATGTTGTGACCGATAAGCTTGTCTGCGTTGTTCAGGAATACAACCATGTCAGAGTAGTCAGTAATAGTCTTGATGCCAGTGTCATCCTCGTAGCTAAGGCAGTGGATTTTAGTAGGCTTTAGCCCGTCTGTCTCGATGTCGAACACTGGCATTTGGATTACCCCCCAACCATCAACTGCGTTATAACTACAATGGGAAATGCCACTAGCAGTGGAACACCCAAACTCATGTTAGTCCTATCCCCGTAGGAAATGTAAAGGACTAGGGCCCCGATCCATGCGACTACTAGCATTACATCTCACTCATTGTAAAGGAATCCAAATCAAAGAGCATCTCCCCTGCGAAACCCTCAAGAGATGTTGGTCGGTTCTTTTCAATGTACATCTTTGTAGTGTTCCTTTCTAGGACATCCTCTGAATCCTTGTCACGCTTAATGTCAATGATTACACTGGCACGTTGACCGATCATCTTACAGTACTTCACATCACCATTCTCGTTAGTATGAGCAATCGTAACAATCCCCACATTCAGATCAGCGGCCACCTTAGATAGCCGGATAGCAAGTTCAGCTAGTGCTGATTCCTTAGATGACTCATCGCTTGTCGTGATCACGTCCTGGATAGGCTCGAAGAACACAAACTTACAGCCGTACCCCTCACGCATCAGTCTGATCTGGGCAATAAGATCGTCTGCCCCTTGATGCTCTTGCAGGAAGAACTGATAGAATGTTCCGCCACCTGCAATCTTAGCAATAGACTTCCTAACCTCGTCAACCTTACCCTTTTCTTCGATAAGGTCTTTGCGTGTCATGTTATCCTTTAAGTCATAGGACACAAGACCTAGGATGGAGCGCAGCTTAGTTTCCTCTAGGTGCCACGTTGCGAAGGGAACACCCCTCTGTAGCATGTTGTGCTCTAGGTAGCGCATCAGTTCCGTCTTACCTATGCCTGTAGGTGCTTTGAGCACAGTGAAGTGACCCTGCATAAGACCCATGATCTTAGCGTCTAAAGCAGCAATCCCAGTAGGCACAAAGGTGTGATCCGGCGTGTGGTCGAACAGTTCAAGGAAGTCGTCTGCACTGTGTAAGATGTTCTCCGGTACATATCGCTGCGCGTTCCACCAAGCATTGGCAAACTCTTGTGCTTTTCCTGCCATAAGAAAGTCATTCGCGTCTTTATACTTCGAATGATCAACGCGGTAGACCTTGCTAGGGAACAGGTTGTTGATCTTAGCTGCGACCTCACCACCTGGACCATCGTTATCAACGGACAGAATGATCTTCTCGAAACCGTCAAGCCACTTCTTCACGTTAGGCCACAGTTTAGCAGACGTAGAGGCGCTAGGAAGCGATACTACAGGGTTCACGAACCGTGGGTTGGTGTTGACCATCTGATAGACGGACATAGCATCTAGTTCACCCTCAGTGATAGTAACAGTCTTGCTAGCCCCCGAGGTGAACAGGTTCATGCCCCACAGTTCGTCAGTCCTGAACCCGTCAGTTGTCTTGAACCCCTTCTTCTCTAGGAACCTAGTCTTCACACCACCGCTAGGGTAAGTGTAAGTCTGGTAAGCTGGCTTGCCGTTCACTGTTTCTGTATGAACACCAAAAACTTCCATAGTCTTTGAGGTGATACCGCGTAGGGGCAGGTAGCTTCTAGTCATAGTAGTCTTAGCACCCTCATTCTGATGGAACACCCCAGACTTGGTGGGGTATTTCTTGATCCACTCTTGTGCGTATTGAACACCTTGTAGCGGATAACCATTACCACAACTAAAACAATTTCCGCCCATCTCCTCGGTGTTGTAACCGAAAGCATCTGAACTTGAACAGTCAGGATGTGGGCAAGGTAGCTTATTCTGCCAAGTCAATTTATCAATCTCCTACATAACTTAAGTAGTCCTCTTTAGTTATTAATAACCATTATGATGATTATAACCTTAAGAGGAAAACTTAAGTAGTTACCTATAGTAATGCACAGAAAGTCCAAAAGTAAACCCCCTTCCCGATAAAAAGTGCGATTTACTGTTCATTTTGTTCTTATAGTTACCGAAAAGCCACAGTTTATGTTGGGTAGACTTAGTTACAGGCGTTAGCACCAAGTGCAATTGCTTGGCTTCCGGTGATAAAGACAGTTCTGGTGGTCTCGGCGTTAGCAACATACCATCCCCGCATTGCTGGTGGCAGGTGGACTATATACGCGTCCCTGAATACCTCCCATAAACCATCTCCCCGGTGAAATCCCAACTTTGATCGTGGGGTCACGCAGACATTAGGCAGGCTGAGAAACATCGCGCATGCTGATGCACAGAATCCATCAATCCGATAAGTCTTGCCGCTGCCCTGCATCCGGGAGCGCTCATTGATGAAATCAATCATGTCGCCGCCCTCGTTGTAGCGGATAACCACCACATCTTGAGCGGGGGCGGCACAGGCTGTTAGGGATAGTGTAGTTGCTAAGATTAGGTATCCCATCACTCGCGTCCTTCCAGTCATTTTACTTGTCATAGTAGTTACCCCCCTTTCCTGCCCTATGAAAAGTGTTGTGTTCAATGGTATCAACGTTGACCACATGCAGCACCAAGTTAGGTAGCAGCCCTAGCATCTGTTCTCGCAATCGTCTCGCTGTTCCTAGGTCCGTCCTAACTCGGAGATCAAGCGGTACCATGAACTCGTCAGCTAATGTGTATTTGTGTTGCATTTTAGTCTCTCCTCATTCAACCAGTGTTAAGATTACAGGCAGCAGCTTGGTCTTACCCTCTACAGAGAACACAATCACTGCGGCATTCTCTATAGCTAGTTCGTGGGCTTCCTCCCAATCCCATGTTTCCCCTACGATGTCACCGTAACCGTCGATCACAACATACTGGGCCAGGTCAAGGCGGGTTGCGGCCACTTTTGCTGCGTCACAGAACTTTGGCGATGATAGTAAGTGTCTCATGTTATAATACCACCAAAGACCCAAGCATCACCAAAGACCCAAGCATCACCAAAGACCCAAGCATTACCAAAGACCTGAGCATCACCATAGACCATAGCATCACCAGAGACCCAAGCATTACCAAAGACCTGAGCATCACCATAGACCATAGCATCACCAAAGACCTTAGCATTGCCATAGACCAGAGCATTACCAGAGACCCAAGCATCATCATAGACCAAGGCATCACCATAGACCAAGGCATCACCATAGACCAGAGCATTATCAAAGACCTTAGCATTACCATAGACCAGAGCATTATCAAAGACCCAAGCATTGCCACATTGGCTTAGGTTACCCTCTGACTGTATATACCCCCCAAGGTCACCTTTCTTTACATCACCAAAGTCCTTAGTGGCCTTGATCCTGTGGAGAGTATTACCATTATGTTCAATAGTATCTTTTGTGAGTTCATACTTATCCATTATCCTAAATCCTTTCTTAGTGCAGCAAGGCCCCTTTGTTCTATGTGGCCCACAGCTTGTTTAGTTATACCCAGTTGTTCAGCAATGTCAACCTTTGATACAGGTGGTTCATCTAGGTAAAGGCAGGTTAAGACGGTTCTCTGGGGCTCGGTGAGATTACTAATAGCCGCTTTGATCCGTAGACTATCCGCTTCTCTTCCTTCCGTTTGCAGCATAATCAATTCTGCATCAGATTGCTCATCGTAGAATAGGTCCATGTCGTCGCCATAATAGTCCAGGTCAGGTCCACTGCGGTCTTTACGCATAGCCATCAGGATTTCACCTTTGATCCACGGGGTAGCAAAGGCTTGGAACCCCACCCCTAGGCTCTCTGTGTACCGCTCAGCGGCCTTGCACAAGCCTAGGTATGCAGATGATAGTAAGTCCTCGTCCTTAGGCTTGTAGCCCCGCGCTATGGACTCTGCCAGCGGCATGAATTCTTTACACAGTTTCTGTTGTTCTGGTGTCATAGTTGATAATCCTTAATAAACAACTGTTGAGATAGCAACTGCCCAGATCACAGAGATAATTAAGGACAGAATGAATATGATTGTTACGTTATTCATTTAGTTCTCCTTTATCAAGCCATTGACGTAATGAACCCAAGCATCACCAGGATCAAATCCTGCTGCAACATCAACAGTAACAGACACAGCACCATCAAAACCAATACCGGAGTGCATCAACTCAAAGTATTCCTCTGGTTCAATTGGGCATTTAGTAACGCCGTGGGCCAATAGTGCAGATGTGAAGTCCTCAAATGTCCTCATAGTATCTCATCCTTCCTTGTGTTTAGCTTGGTTACCTTATGCCTGGACACTAAATCTCAGTGAGCACCTAATGTCCAGAGCAAAAGCTAACCCTCGGTCAGCGTCTAGCGTCAGCGAGTGCCGCCTTGCGGTAGTTGGCCCACTCGCGGCGGATGACGGCCAGCAATGCGTCTCCGTCACTGGCAGTCAGAGTGTCGCCGCGACTTCCCAACCCTACGCAAACTTGCGCATCGTCAGCCGTGTGGCCCGCGCCCTCGCGGACATAGCCACCGCTGGTGGGTATCCAGAAGAACCACTGGATGGTCTCGCCAGTCCACGGGTCGGTGGCGGTGAGTGTGACTTCCGATGTCCCGGTTTTGGTGATGGTGGTCCTCATAGTATCTCATCCTTCCTTGTGTATGTTGACTTGTACTTGGTTACCAAAGACCACAGCGCCCCTGACGCGAAGTTTGATGTGCAAGTGCCTTGAATTGTTGTTCTG